ATGGCATCTGACTCACAACCATATTGCACATCGCCTATATAAATCTGCTTACCAATTACTAAAGACTCGGCGCTAATATCTGTAGTGGTAGTGCTGGTTATTGCAATAATAATTTGCGAGCTGGAAACAGGAGGCAAGTCAAATAATGCAAAACTGCGCTTGTAAGTAAATGGCGCAAAAAAGAACTCATACCAGCCAACGGCTTCCCGATCATTTAAATTTATTGTTTTATTATAAACTTCTGTTACGGTAGCATTATCAATTACACTAATATTAAAAGAATCGGCAATAACACCAGTCATTGCAATCGCATCTATTCGTGAAGCTGGCTCCATTGTAAAAGTTATTGATCCATTGGGGCCTGATATACATTTTCCGTTTGAGTCATAGTCGAATAATTGCCAAAGATTAGTTTTACCAACAAGCGCCCATTTTGTAGTATCAGTAACGGCATTGCCTAAATTGCTACCGACTAATGACTGATAGACATTGTGTGTAGATAGAACAGAAACCCTATCGTTTAGAGCGTAAGTTGTTCCTGCTGCATAAGCACCATAAGCAACTCCGGTAAATCGCCACCAGGCTGTATCTGTAACCGCATGATTTAAATTAGGCACCTGGACGGCTTCGTAGCAATTATAATAATTGTTTGTACTCGCTACACTGACAGATTCTCCGGTAAATGTGTAAGTTGTAGCGCCGCTCCATGCTGTAGGGACGGTTTCCTTAACATTACTGTAAGTCTCATTGACAATTGCAGTCGTGATCGCTAAAGGCGGTATTACTTTCATATTAAACAGCCGTTGTCATGAGTGATTGCCCGTCTTGCGTGACATTACGCAATAAATCGCTTGTTTTGCGTGAGCTTTGCGCGGTTGATTCTGTCGCCATTCGCATTGATGACACCTCTTGTCTTAATGCTCTTATCTCTGAAATAAGCGGCCTATTGTCTAGCATTGCAGTATCATTAGCGCTAAAAATGCGGCTAGGCCCGGTATATTCAAGTTCTGGCCCTGATTCACCGACTATTCTAAAACCGCCTTGATGATAACCGCCATCTGCAAATTTAGGCGTCTTTGGAACTATGTTGGTATTAATTGAATTTTTAGTTTTTTCTAAAATATCAATTACTTTCGCCTGAATTTTTGCTAATTCAAGCGCATTCGTTGCCGTTTCAGATGCTAATTTTAAATAATTCTCTGCTGCTGTTGGTAATAATTCTGCTGATGCTTTATTCCCTTTCCTTGCTTTTAAAGCAATGGTTGCAAAATAATCAAAAGTTGCTTGTGTGCTGCCTTCTCGCATTGTTCCGCGAATCTTGCTAATTTCATTAGCTATTGAATCAGTTAGATTTTTCCATACTTTTTGAATGTCTTTAATTCTTGCTATTTCATCATCCCGTCTTTTCTTTTCGGCAGCTATACGCGCCTTTTCTGCGGCTATTCTGGCTCTTTCGGCTTCTTCAAATTTTCTTTTTTCAGCATCAATTCTCTTTTTTTCTGCATCAAGTCTTGCCTTTTCTTTTTCTTCTAATACAGAATAATAATCATCTGCTTTTTTTGATAATCCGATTAAAAGGCTATAGCGTTCCCTATCTTTAGCATTAGATAGGTTCAAGCCTTCAATTAGTTTTCTATAATTATCTCTAGTCTTAGGTAAGATTAAATCATACTCGCGCAATGTCCGAATAAGATTAATTTGTGTTTGTCTTTGCTTTTCGCTATCGCTAAAAAACTTATCATAATACGCTTCAAATTGACTTTGAAACTCAGTAATGCCACCAGCCGCCTGTATTAATGAATCGGCTATTTTTATGGCATTATCACCTAGCTTTCCACCGGATCTGGCTAATGCTTCGCGAACAATCGCAACCTCACTAACGATGCGGATAGCTGTTTCAAGCATACCCTCACCGAGCTGTTGATATTGTCCTATTATCTTGCCAAAAACATCACTACTCATTTTATCCAATGTGGATGATATAACCGCGTTTAGCTTTTTGCTGGCTTCCTCACCGGATAAACCCTTTAATTCAACTTTAAACGGCTGGATTACATAGTTTTTGACCTGGCTTGATAATTCACCGCCTAAGCTCTTAGCAATGTCTAACATGACGCTTGTTGATGCCTGAAATACTTGATTTAAGGCGTCTGTTACTTCGCTGGTAAGCGGTGAGTACTTAGTTTTATACTTTGTACTATTGCCACCAAAAAGACCGCCTAGAAAGCCTTTTTTCTCGGTTTTAATGATTGTGTATTGACTCGCATCTATTCCGGCACCGTTTAGAATATCCTCAACTCTAACCTTTCCTACCTGGATGCCTGCACCTGTAATGCTTTTTTTTGTGCTGCCAAAGACAAAATTACTAATTGAATTTATTATTCCACCAACAACTGGAATCTTTTTTAAAAATGTCCCAAGCGCTTCAGTAATTGGATTTTCGATTAAACTACCCAAACCGCTTATTTTTTTACCTAAACCACCAACAGAAATTTCTTGAAGTCCACCACCCTGAAATAGCTTGGTAATGGTGCCAGCAATCGCACCCGCTAGGTTTTGAACGCCCTTATTAATTCCGCGAAGTTCTGCGTATTCTTCGGCATGAATATCTTTAAGCAATTTATATGTTTTATCGACTGATTCAGATTGTGCAGCGGTATCACCTAGAACTGTACCGGTTCCTGTTGCTGTAGATGGTGCAGGCATGGTTTTTCCTTTAAAAGCACCTATTGCCGCTAACGCTGCAGCCATTGCAGCCATTAGAGCAAAACCAATAAATGGCCCTGCGCTTCCTTGTGTGGTAATGGCCTCTACTGCTTTAACGCCTGTTTTTGCTGTAGTTGCCGCAATAGTTGGTGCAACCGATGCCGCTTCTGCTGCAGTTACCGCGCCAATTCCTAGAATTTTTTTAAGCTGCATAGCAAGCTCAATAGTTGCCAAACCAACAGAAATGGCATGTGCGGCTTTTTGTTCGTCTGATCCTTTCTTTAAACTACTGCTCAAAGCTGATGATATACGCCTATAACCTGAAACTTTTTCGCTTATTAATTCATCATTCAGCGATAGTTCTTTATTTAATAAAATTAACCTATTTTTAGCTTGCTCTGGTGTATTTCCTGCGTCTTCATTTAATTGTTTTTGCTTTGTATTTTCAACTAATTGAGCATTAATATTAATTAATGAATTAGTCATTTTATCATAAGCGCCAATAACTTGATCTAGCCCTGATAATTGACTGTCAAATATTGATCCAGCAATATCGCCTAAATTTTGTAATTCTGTTTGAGCATTAGTAATTGATTTTATATAATCATTAACGCTTTCACTTGCTGCTTTTTGTTTTTCTATTTGTGCAACCTGGTCAAATTTTTGCAACATTGGCCCTTGTGCTTCTGGTGCAATTCCTTGTTTTGATAGACTGAGCGAATAATAATCTTTAGCTGATAGCGTAAGTCTAAGATATTGATCTTCTATACTTGCAAGTGCGTCTTTTTGTTTTTCAAGACTTTCATAATATAAGTCTGAACTTGGCCCAAGTTCTTCATAAGCTGTCGTTAATTCCTTAACGGCTTGATGTGATTGCCTAATAGATCCAGCATGATTGCTTGATGCCTTGCTTGCTTTTTCAGTAGTACCTATAAAATCAGAAACATAAACCGGATTTAAAGCCTTTTGCGTTTCATTGCCAAGCTGTTTTGTACTTTCTCCAATCTTATTGATGACAACATCCTGAGCAGCATAAAGGTCGTTCAGTTTTTTCACTTCTGCGCTAATATTATAGCCACCACCTCCGGCTCCTGCTTTATTTAAAGATGTTAATCCTTTTATGCGTTGTTCCTGTGCGCTGATTTGTTCTTGTAATGAATTAAATTCAGATTGTGCTCCAGATAATGATTTACGATTCATTGCAAAATCTGAAATGCCCTTCATTACATTAAGAAATGTGACGGCTTCTGATGTAGTATTGCGTAAATTATCGGCTAATTCATTAAATGTTGATATTACCGGCCCGATAATATATATTGATAACCCACCTAACCAAGTGGACATTATTTCTAATTGATCATTGAAAGCATCGGCAGCTTGGGTATTCTCTTTAGTAACTTTTGATAATGCTGATCCTTTATCTATAGACTTTTGCAATTCAACACTCCCCATCGCTATCAATGGCGCTAATTCCTGCCATGAGCGTCCGAACGCCTGTTGCGCTATTGCGGCTTTAGTTTGCTGATCTTTGACGCGTTCAAGTACACTAACCATCTGAATAAATGCTTGTTCTGGTACTTTAGCATCAACTCCTAATTGCTGAAATTTCTTGCTATTATTTGCCATGTTTACCGATAACAAATTGATAGCATGGGCGAATGTATCAATAGATGTTCCAGATTGCCTAGCAGCAAGTCTGAAACCAGCTAATTTTTCAGCTGCTATCCCTGTTTTTAAGCTTAAATCGTTAAGCATATCAAGCGAATCAATACCGGACTTTATAAATGAGGCAATTCCAACAGTGCTTAATGCTATACCAAGCGACTTTGCTGCACTACTAAGGCCAAGCATAGCCTTTTCAGTTTTAGTTCCTTGTTGCGATAATTTATCAAGTGCGGCAGTGGCTTTAACTGTGTCTGTTGCATCAATTTCCATTTTTAAACTTGCAAATTCAGTTGCCATTATGCTTTGCCTTTTGTTTTCGTACCAGGTTTATATAGATAACGTCTAGTGTTCTTATAATATCAATTTCATTCGATGATAATGTTATATTCTTTAACCGAGACCATGCTTCAATACTTAAATAATCAATAGGGTTTTCTGTATAGCCGTTATTACTTCGTGCTTTATGCAATTCCTTAAAATCTTCCCATACAAATTTAAATAATGCGGGTAATTTAAAAGCGTCTAGCTCGTTTGGTTTATTACCTGTCTGTTGCCAAACACTTACTAAATGCTGTCGCAATGATGCTCCATCACCCGCATCTGTATCTAATTTAAAATCATTTTCGGCAAATAGATATAATTCCTCTATTTGCTCTTGATAAAATTTGCCAATTCATCCGATTTTGCTATAACTTGTTGCCTGATTTCCGGGTTAATTTCACATAATGTAATAGCAAGCTGTGGCGTATAGTCTTTGTCAATTCCACGCCATCCGATAATACGAATTGCGGCTGATTCAATGGCGAATTGTTCATCATCCTCAATTTGTCTGATTTCATCCTTGCCCTTTTTAGTCATTAATGCTTCACGTTGGCGCATCCTGTTAAGCTCACGCCTAACCCATGCCTTTACTTTTTCGGCATGTGATCCTAAAACCGTGATAAATACGCCTGTTGGTTTTCCTGTTGCATCGCTGATATACTCGAACTCGTAGCCTTGCTCGCAAGGCTTAGAAATATCTAATGCTTCAAATGATATTATAATTGCTGGCTCTGCCATGTTATTATCTCTGATAAGGTTAAATTAATGAACTTGTAAGGATTACTTACAAGTTCATATTATTATATTAAGGAATCAAACTATCTTGAATCTGGATAGTAGTTTGATGGGTACTTGCTGTCGTAGCGCCGCCAGCGCTATTATATAGTGCTGTAAATGGTATGGTTTGAATCAAGCCCTTTTCGCCATCGTCCTTAGTCGCTCCGCCTGTTTTGATACGTGGGAATGAGAACGATAAAAAGTCTGCCGTAGCTGTATTATTTGTTGAGAACGCACAAATTAAGCTAGACTCGGTTTCATTAATGAAAATATCCCGTAAGGTTGCATTTTCAAAGAATGCGGTAAATTGACCTGATACAGTAACACGACCAAGGAATGATTCAGGCTTACTGTTTGAGCCAACAACAGCTTCACTGGTTAAATTCGCATTGATACTAAAATTTAATCCAGTAACCGTTGCAACCTTAGTTCCGCCAACATAAAGCAGACCATTAACCGCTGTCAAAACGCCTGAGCTTGTTTGGGCTGTTGGTGTAGTGAAATATTCACTAGCGGCTGTCGTTATATCCTTTCCGACAAAATTAACTCCGATTGTCGCCATGCCTGTGGCTGGCAATTGCACATCAATGTTGCCAACCTTGCAGCCTGAGAAAACTTCACTAAGCGATAAATCATTGAACCAATGCTCAATAGAGTAGGAAAGGTTAGTGTGTCCGGTTGTAGGCACCCAGGTTTTTTTACCTATAACAGTAATCGTTGTTCCTGTGATCGGGCCTTCCGCTACCATCGCCACGCCATTAAGCGGCTGTACTGTCATGACTGTAGCGGATGACATACCAATTACGAGCAAATTTTTATTGATATTGGCAGCGTTTAACGTACCGACTGACAAACGGATAACATCGCCAATTTTAACGCCATCTGTATAATAAGATCCTGCCGCCCTAGTTATAGTCCAATCTGAGCTTGCTGCTGCAATAGTAACGGATACCGCTGTTAATGCTGATGTTGCCGCCCATGCTTTACGGGTTGCCGCTGCCATAAAATCAGAATAGGTGAGCGGCGATAATTCGCCGTTTACCGTGCCTTCTACGGCTCTGATACCATGCCTAAAATCAGCGACCTGATAATCAGTTCTTATTTCATTGGACTGATAAGTTTCCTTTGTTAAGTTAATATCACTGGTTACACGTCGAAGCGCTTGAGATGCTGCTGCCGCTGGCACTGTTCCGTAAGTTGATTCAACTTTATACTTTAATTGTTTTGCTATACCTGTTGCGATTGTCATGGTATTATATCCTCTAAGTTATATGTGCGAAAAACCTGACTTTAACAGGTATTATATAAAACTCGCCGTCATTATAGGCAGGTGTTATTTCTGGCGTTCTTTCTATTATAACATATATTCCATTATTATTATATGAGTTTCCACGTTTAAAAGTATCTCTTATTAATTCTGCTCTGGTCATTGCATCAATTGACCCATTATTTAATGGATAAAATAAGTCAATTTGCATATAACCGAATGCATGATAATTCGTAGAATATTCGCTATTATCTGGCTCGGATAATAACAAATAACATTTCTGAAATGGTGTGCCAATAGTAGGCGTAAACGGCACGTTTTCCCATGCCGTCTCTATGCTAGGTGTTATATTATTAAGCGCTGTTTCTAAAGCTGCGCGAATCTTAATAATGCTCATATTATCTCAATAAACGCCATTCATTAGCGCCTACTCTTTTAATGCCAATATGCGCGTATTGTGTCGATGTTGCTGCACCTGTTGGGCTTTGCAGGGTAACACCATCGGCAGCCGCAAACGATACCGCCTCAGCTAAGCCCTGATAGGCATGAATAACTGTGTTGTCTTCCCAAGCAACTGTATCATCTGTTGGAATCGTTAGGACAATAGCGACCGTTGCATGATTGGCATGGATCTCGGTATTTGCATCCGTAATTGCCAATGTTGCGCTTTCTGTTACCGTTCTACCTTTAGGGATAACAATATTCGTTACAATCTTTGCATCTAAAGCATTGGGGTAAGCGTCTGTAATTTCGTAAGTTATATCTGACTCAAAAGAACAAATAAGCAGATTTGTATCTTCATAAAATGGCCCGATTGTTCCATTTTCTATAACTTTTTCATAACATGTTCCATCCTTATTACAAAATACCTTGCAGGCACCTGTAACCGTTAATTTATGGCCTCTTTCCAATATTTCAGCCGTTTGTGAATTATTTAATAATGTTTTCATTTTGCCTCTAATATTGATTGTCTGATAAACTGTGGAAATTCTAAAATTGATA